ATGGATGTATTTGTCCGCTTTGACAAATGGACATCGGTAGAGGCTGCCCATGTCGGGATGATAAGGATTAACCACTCTGAGATCGACCCTTACGCAGCAACGCGGGAGGCCATCTTCCAGGCGGCGGTGCGGATCGGCGAACATATTATGGAGACAGGGACATGAAGGCAAAACAGAACATCAAAGATTACGGACGAATGGACATAATGGCAATCGCCGCGTTTAGGTATTGCCTCGGGCGGTCAACCTACATTGTCGGCGATTGCGCCGACTGGCTAATTGGTCAATGGCATAACATTTGCGAAGGCGCTCAAAATGTCATTCGGCGTGACCTTGATGAGGCTTTTAAGACCGACGACGACGACCGGAATGATGGGTCTAACTATCTAACCCTCGGGCATGATTGCGACCGCAAAGAATGGGAGAGAGTGCGGGAATTTATCAAGGAGAAAGTATGAACGAAAACAACTTCTGCTCGCGATGCGGTAAGCGCGCCAACGGTGGCGACTTAGACATCCACACATGCACGCCGCCGCAGTCCTACGACCAAACGCACTACGATGGATGCTGGATGACTCGCGGACATCATGATTGTGCTATTCGGCGCGTGCAAAAACTTGAAGAAGAGAATATCCTGCTCCGTAAGCAACTTGCAGATGCATGCGGTAATGTTTTGGAAAAACTGGGGTTTGCGCGATGACGTCGTGGGAACTAGCAATCCGTAATCTGAAATTCAAAGTAACCTCTACCCCGACACCCATTCGTCCGCGAAAGGTTTGCAGCAAGTGCGGTAGCAAGCGGGCCGGGGAGAACTTTCCCATTGGAAGGAATATTTGCTATGGATGCATTAATAAAGCGAGAGCGGAGCGCAAAGCCGCACAATTGATGTAAGATATATCTGTGCTTGGCGGCACGATCAGAGTAAGCCCTTGATGATCCCCTGCTGGTTACTCGCCAGTCCGCCAACGTCTTAGACGAGGGGATCGCCAAGGGCTTTTTTTTATTGGGGTTATCGTGGATTACGATGATTTTATACGCAGCAAGCGAAAAGCAGAAACACCTACAGGTCACAATCCATCTTCTCTGAATGATCATTTGTTTGACTTCCAGCATGCAATCGTAACTTGGGCATGCAGGCGCGGACGTGCGGCAATTTTTGCCGACACTGGGCTTGGTAAAACACTAATGCAGCTTTCTTGGGCGCAAGAAGTTGCAGATAAAACTGGTTCGCCAGTGATGATTCTGGCCCCGCTTGCTGTTTCTGACCAGACAATAGAACAGGGTTCTGCATTTGGCATACATGTAGAAAAGCACACCGGAGCCGATGTATTTGGCCCGAACATCTACATCACAAACTACGAGCGCATGGATGCGGTCAAATTTGACCAATTATCTGGGATTGTCCTTGACGAAAGCAGCATTCTAAAGGCCCATGATGGCAAAACGCGACAGCGAATTATTGATGCAGCGCAATCAGTAAAATATCGCCTGTCATGTACCGCAACTCCATCACCTAATGACTTTGAGGAGCTGGGTAATCAATGCGAGTTCCTTGGCGTTATGTCTCGCACTGAAATGCTTGCAACTTATTTTGTCAATGACACAGGCGATACTGGAACATGGCGATTAAAAGGATGGGGGGCGTCTAAGTTTTGGGAATGGATGGGAACGTGGGCCGTTGTTGTACGGAACCCGCAGGATATTGGATTCAATGGTGATAAATACGATCTTCCAAAGATTCATTATCACGAGCATGTCGTTGATTGTAAGCCGATTGGGAATGAACTGTTTTCTCGCCCAGCACAAACAATGACAGAGCGAAGGCAAGCGCAAAGAAACTCTATCGAGGAACGATGCAAGGCGCTGGCGGAAGTGGTAGCAAATGAACCTAATGAGCCTTGGTTGATATGGACTCATTTAAATGATGAGGCCGATCTATTGCAACAGATGATATCCGGTTCTATCAATGTGCAAGGATCAGATCATCCTGATAGCAAAGCGAAGAATCTACTTGGTTTTGCGCATGGAGACTTTCGCGTCCTTATAAGCAAGCCAAAAATTGCCGGATTTGGTATGAATTGGCAACACTGCGCCCGCATGGCGTTTGTGGGGCTTGATGATTCTTTCGAGAAGTTTTATCAAGCGGTAAGGCGTTGCTATCGGTTCGGACAAAGGCGTGAGGTGCATGTCCATATCTTCACTGCAGAGAACGAAGGCCAGATTCTGTCAAACATTAAACGTAAAGAAATGAACCACCATCAGATGAGCACAAACATGGTCGAGCATATGAGGGACATTATGAATACTGAGCTGAGCGGACAAACAAAGATCACCGAAGAATATATGGAAGATATTTACAAGACTGGGAAGTCGACAATTCATCTATCTGATTGTGTAAAACTTGCACGATCAATGGATGACAATTCAATTGACTATTCTGTGTTTTCCCCACCTTTCGCTGATTTGTTTGTTTATTCAAATAGCGATCACGATATGGGAAATTGCAAAGATGATGAAGAATTCATCAATCAGTTCAAGTATCTTATTCCAGAGCTATATCGCATTATTAAACCGGGGCGGAATGTTTCATTTCATTGCATGAATCTTCCAACGACAAAGATGCGCCAAGGATTTATTGGCCTGCGCGATTTTCGTGGGGATTTAATTCGTGCTTTTCAGGATGCAGGGTTTATTTATCACTCAGAAGTCTGCATATGGAAAGACCCAGTAGTTGCAATGCAACGTACTAAAGCTCTTGGATTGCTGCATAAAACTATTCGAGAAAACTCAACCATGAGCCGCATGGGACTTCCTGATTATGTTGTCACGATGAGGAAGCCTGGGGATGCTGCAGATCGAGTAACTCATGGAGATGATTTGCCTGTAGAGATGTGGCAAAAATACGCAAGCCCTATTTGGGATGATATCAATCAAGGTAGGACTCTTAATAAATTGCCGGCACGTGATGAGAACGACGAAAAGCATATGTGCCCGCTACAGCTTGATGTTATCGAAAGATGCATTCATCTTTGGACGAATAAAGATGATCTTGTTTTCTCTCCTTTTACCGGAATAGGATCGGAAGGATATTGTGCTGTACGCATGGGACGTAGGTTTATCGGATCTGAATTGAAGCCGCAATACTGGGAGCTTGCTTGCCAGAATATTGATGATGCAGAGAATGAACAAAAAGACCTATTTTGCTCCTGAAAGATAAATTTATGCCAGTTGAAGATCATCCAGTCCATCCACACGGCGTTAGAACCTCTGATGATATGTACTCATGCCACAACAGAAACCCGAACCTTCCGGGGCATTCTGTTGTGGTCAAGGAGATACTTCTAGGGAGATACACCGGCAACTGGATACGCCAGTGGATACCTGCTTCTATGACTCAGGACTGCCGATACGACAACGCAGCGAATGACCTGCGATGTAAAGGATGTATCAGGGTACAATAAGATTCCCCTCGGCCAGTGCAATCTGGCCTTCTCCCCGCCTGAGTGCGGGGATTTTTTTACTTTACAGGGGTAGATTGTGCAAGTAATTCTGTCTTTTGAATGGAGCCAGAGGTAGTCCCATAGTGATAGGCCAATACCATCATGGCAACGGCATCCATCAGTCCAAGAACACGGCCCACGATAATCTCCGGTATAGAGTCCGGATAGCCGTTAAAGAGTACCCATATCTCAGTGCCAAGCGTAGCAATCAGCAAGATTATGGACATGATGAACATGGGCTTTTGAACCCCGCCAGTAACATTGGCTTGTCGTGCAGAATCCCTATCCTTGAAGGCGAGTTCGGCATACTTGAATCCCCTCTCCTTCTCTTCATTCTGGTACTGCATCTCCAATTGCTTGATTTGCGTCAATTGGTCTGGAGTAAGCTTTCCATCATGGAATGCTTGGGTAACTTTCTCCGTGGTCGCATCCGATACACCAAGAATAGAGCCAAGAGCAGATACTGCTATGCCGCCCAGGGGGCCAAGCAGGGCAGATGCTACTGTTGGAGCAACGGATTTTAGAAAGTCATTCATTTTACAATCTCTAGCGTGACATCTTCCCCGGAATTCTCTGCATCTTCCAAAATAGAGATTAGTCTTCCCATGACTCCGGCACAGTTTTTAACTCCGTTAGCAGTCCGAATGCTTCCCAGAAGTACGCACCCCAAAGTATCTGCTGCTGTATTACCGCCATGAATCCTAACGCCGGAAAACTTAGGAACATCGTGTATCTCTGGGAGTACCCTTTGGAATCGGTGAGAGAATGAGAGGGAGACTTTATATAGTCCGCGAGGAATAGCACTTGTCCCATAGACCTTATCCTCTCCGTCTTCAATGTGCCTGTCTTTATCTTCGCAGGTTTGGCCTAACAATTGACCATTTACATACATCCTACCGAGTGTGAATTCTTCTCCGAGAATATCGCGGATTAGAGTTAGCTTAATCATCCACGTGTCCCCATGGTTGTAATCGGGTCTGGAATGGGCTTTGGTTTAGTAACCGGAACTTGATCTTGTTGTGCCTGAGCAAGCAAAAGGAGTTCGGCAAGTTTCTTGGGATCGAGCGTCATTTAGTGATCTTTTGCATATAATCTAACAACCCGTGCCCCATCACCCAGCAGAACCACGCGAAGAAGCCGAGTAATCCGTACTTGGTAAGCTCAGTAAGCATCTTCTCATAGAAGGCCGCACGCTTCTCCATCCTAGAAATCACTGCTTCGTGATACCTGCGATGCCCATCCGGGTCGGGGTCGCCTTCTTGGTCTTTAGGAAATCCACGCACGATAAGATGCATTGTTTCATCCATCCTATCCAGCTTTTCGTTTTGCTGGGCAAGTAGATCAAGTATGAAATTTGACGAAGACTCAGCAGCCCTACGATTAACTTCCTCAATCATCATTTCAGACTCTGGATTCATTTTAGCTGGGCCTTGAGTGCATCAATAGAATCGCAGAAATCTTTGAACTTCTTATATTGCTTTGCAGCAGATGGCGCTGTATCCCCTTGATCCACTGCAATCTGATAAACCTGCTCAAGCGTCAAGCCGATCCCGGCTGCATCCTCAGTAAGTGACTTGATTGCCAAATCACGAAGCGTTCTAGGCATTTGTTGTGAGCGCTCAAGAGAATCTATTTTTCTCCAGATTTGCTCATTCCATTCATTTATATTAATGATCCATTCAGAGCCAGACCAAGTATCGCTTGGGTTTTGTTTCTTTGGAACATCAATATCATCAGGGCTAATTTGATCGCCCTCGTAATAACCAATTCCAGAATTAATATAAAATCCAGCCATTACCATCCCCTATTTGCAATAAATTTATAAGCCCAATTAGCAGACGTCAAATGAACTTGCGCGCCAGTTGATTTATTTGGCAAATACCATGTGTTTGCGCTTCCGCACGTAAATCCACCAGTCAAAGAAGTGGCGTATCTATTTTTAGAATATGTTGTTGCGTCGTAGGACAGAGCATCACTAGATACGTCTCCAACAGAAAACCCAGCGTCTGTTGTAATACACTTAAAAACCACATCATAAAAGCCGGGAACAATGCCGAGCTTATGATTAAAGTTTGTAGCAACGCCAACTCCCGGTAGGGTATTTGTATAGCCAGAATCGTATCGCCCCATCAAGGCATACCAAGTGATTACTGTAACAACATTGCCAGATACTGTAACTTCGCCCACAAAAACACGGAACACTTGCGATGCAGTAGAACCGTTGCCGACCTTCATGGTCATTTCTTGGATGTTGAAGGTATTTTGCAAATTAGTCGTAGAGTATGTTCCGCCCCATTGATATACCGGTGACAAAGTAGTGCTACCTGTCGTTACCACGCCAGCACTGGTAATGTCCAAATATAAATACATCGTGCCATTAGTAGAGAGTCCAGCCCAAGATGGATTGGTAATTGATCCAATATAATTAGCACTTCCACCCGCTGCGGCTGTGGCCTTTAGTGTCCCGCTGGCAGTAACTGTGGCACTTCCAGTAGAGCCACCAAATGCAGAAAATCCAGAAGAATCGACCGGGCCAGAAAGTACTGTTTGTCGAATGGGTGCGCTAGCAGCATCGACATATGCCGTAGTTGCTATCTTTGTACTATTATCACCTTGCGATTGCGTTGTTCCAGTAGCTCCGCTAGCTACGGCTCCGGTAACTGTATTGGCTACATTTGCAGCAGTTCCAATAAGCTGAAACCGTGTGCCGTCATAAATAATCTCGATTGCTGCATTGACTGGGATATCTCCAATTGCAAGCGCAGATGTTCCATTCTTGGTAATTGACTTTGTGCCAAGCGAATTGATATCAATAGTTACCGAAGTTCCCGTATTTGCGCCCGCTACGATAAACCGAAAAACTTGCCCGGCAGCGTATGCGGTTAATCCAGACAAAGACGCAGTAATCGTATCTGTACCAGATACGCCAGTAAGGTACTGCGCAGAACTGTTCATTAGCTGACCATAAGCCGCATAGTCAGTAAGATTAGAAGCATTCGCTACTCCGGTATGTTTGTAGCCACCCATCGGCAGATTTGCAGTAGGTACGGTTTGTCCATCTTTTGCGATTGACGAAGTTAAAGCTGTCGCCACATCCGACATTGTGTTATTTTGGACAGTGGAGCTAATCGTGGTTCCGGTAACTACCGGATTTCCAGCGGGTAGCGTATAAGTCCCTGCACCGTTTCTAGGCATGCTACTTCCCTTCGTTCGATAAGCTATCAGCGTTTTGCATTGAGTAGGCCCGCAATATTGCTGATAGTTTGTTAGGAGTTATTTGCGATCCCAATTTAGTTAACGCCCCTGTTGTATAGATAGGCTGAGATTGCATCAATTTTGACAATGCAAGTGACCGAGCAGGGACGCTAATCAATGGCAAAGCAGCAGCGGCAGCACCAGTAGGATTCCCAGTAAGAGCAGCGCCGGCAGTGCCCATTGCGACACCAGCCAATGCCTCTGATTTACTAACTCCCGGTGCTTGCACGCTTGCACCTTCTTTGACCACTTGGGGAAATGCAACACGCATTTTGCCAATTGTCTCAAGCCCGTCAGACAATGGCTTCCCCTTTTCATAAAGGCTACCAAATACATTTGGGGAAACGTCTCCCGTTGCATCATTTAATGATCTGCGAACATCATAAATTTGCGCAATTTTCTTTCTTGCCTCAATTAGCGAATTTACAAGATCGGGCTTCCCAGATTCTTTTGCATATCCCTCTAATGCAGCTTCAAGTGACGCTGCCTGCGCGCTTGCTGCTTTTGCATTAGCCAAATCCAGCGGGCTTTTTGATCGGTTATATGCATCAAACCATCCCTGCGCATCATTTCTCGCTTGCTTTAGAGCCTCCAAATCAGCGCGTGGATCACTCCATTTATTCAACATCGCGCCAGTATTTGTCTTTGGAAGATTTGCGACTTCTTCATAAGGTGCAGCAGCTTGTCTCTTAAGGTTATCAAGAAACGATTTTGTTAATGGCTGATCTTCTGGAATTCCAAGAGATTTTTTAGCCAAATTATTTATGGCTTCTTGATTATTGCTAGCGGCCTGTTGTTTTACAGCCGCTTTTCCACCAAGGCTTTCTAGTCTATTAGAAAAAAACGAAGGATTATAAAGTGATCGCGGAATAGAAAACCCAGCATCTAAGCCTTCGGATAAAGTAGCATCGCGTACAGAGTTCTTTGATGCTTGCGATGCTAATTCAGATGCTTTTGATGTAGCATTTTGCGCTAATGTGCTACCAATTTCATTTCCAATTGGATGTAGCATTTTGCGCTAATGTGCTACCAATTTCATTTCCAATTGATTGCCCAAGCATTCCACCTGCGCCGCTAAGGATTGCTCCAATTGCCTTTCCTCTTCCAATATTCTTAAAAGATTGCTCGCCTTCAATTGGAGTTAATGCGCCAGTACCGGTACCAATAGCGCCAGCACCAGCAAGTGTAGTTGATCCAGGAATAAAGAATGTAGGGGCCAAAGTAGCTAGATTAGAGACAAATGCAGATACAGGAGCAGCATTAGCAGCTTCTTTATTTTGCTTCAAAACGTCCTGCTCTACAGGAGTTAAGCCTCCTGCAAATTGCTTTGCCCCAAGATAAAGATTAATTGGAGCAGATGCCAACCCACCTTTTACTGATTCGGTAAAGTCTTTCATTACCTGCCGTCCAGCAATTACTCCGGGATGCTCTTGCTGGTCTGGCTTTACCTGTGGCGATTGTGCTTGCAAGGACATTAGCCCAGCACATGAAACCTGACATTTTCGTCAAATCACCAGATTTTAGCGCCATCAAATCATCATCAGAAAGCTTAGTCAAATCCATTATTTTCCCCTGCTACGACGTGCTATTTCTGCATCAATGGCTGATGGTGTAGGCAATCCCGATGGGGGTTGCGCTGAAATCGGCTTTACGCGCAGATTATATGGCGCTCTCATCCCTTCTTTTTCTGCGTCCTGTACTGTGGCGTTATGGCGGGAAATTGCTTTTTTAGCCATCTCTTCACGCCAATCAAGAATCTTCGACATTGCTTGCGGGTCTTTGCCAATCGTGCCGACAATGTCGTTAATACGATTTGCATCGGCATTTGATGGATTGCTTCCAAGTGTTTTGGCCTCTTTAAGCAAACCTTCGCCTAAGACAGATTTCAGATAATCAGTATTGCTCACCTTATTTGGGTCAATATTTACGCCGGGGATATTTGCATTTACAAACTTAGCCACCGCTAACTTAGCCTCTGCCCCCGTCCCTTGGTAAGCACCGCTTGTAATGGCTTCGCGGGCTTGCTGGACATTCGCAATTGTGTCATTGGCAATATTTGCCTTATCCCTGCTTTCCATTAGTGTAGTCGCTGCTGCGCCGCCGAGCTTCGACCCGAAAGCGGATGCCGTTTCGCCTTGCAAAGGAATCCCGCCTACTGGATTTTTCTGCTGTTGAGCTTGAGAGCTAGCCAAAAGACTAAAGAAATTCTGTCTTTCAGTTGGGTCTTGTATTTTCATTCCCAATTGCATGGCCTGCTCAATAGGCATACCGCGTAAATCTAACGATTGATTTCCAATCTGCGCAGTCAGCGGAGAGCCTTGCATTGTCGGACTTGTAGCACCAGCAGCCACGGCCTGATTAGAAAGAACCGGGCCAGACGGAAGATCAATTTTGTATGGGTTAAGCGAAGCTTTCGGATACTCCTTCGCATATTGAAGAGCGCCGATAGTTTGCTCTGCCCCCTGAATGGGGCGCATTGTCGGATTTCCGTTTTCGTCAAATCCACCAGAGATGCCCTCTTTAAAGTCGGGCGCAACGATTCTCTGTCCATTCGGTAGAACATTCATCTGACCGGGCTGGAATGCTTGTGTGCCTTCTTTCATCAATCTGGCAAGCGCATATTGCTTGGGGCTTACTCCCGCTTCTCTTGCAAGTCGAGCGGTTTCTGTCGGGTCGTATTGCTTCATGTATGACTCCATGTATTTATCTGGAGCCATTGAGTAGGCCATCATTGCTTGGTTCGGATTCATGCCAGGAATGGACATTCCGCCACCTTGAGTGGCCTCTCCCGTACCTTGGGCTTTGATCGTATCCAGCCTTTCTTGATTGCCGACAGTCGGGCCGATATCGCCCTGCATTGCACCTTGAGTAAGAGCGGCAGTTGATCCCGCATTTGCATCCGTAGTGCCCCCGCCAAACATTGCACGAAGGGTTTCGGCTTGTTTTTGCGCTATCTCTGCACGATGTTTAACTGCCTCGTCTTCAATGGTGCGAGCGCCATAGGCTTGCATCATCTTCGCCAAGCCCTGAGTAATAGAGGGCTTTACGTAGATGTTCCCAACCATCTTTCCCTCGGTCGGAGTAAAAGCTTGCTGACGAAGGAGATCGGCGTACTTTTGCTGCCTTGCTAGCTCTTCCGCATCCACTTGAGCGGTAGGAAATAGCATTGGATTTGCCATGATGTTAGTCGCCATGATTATTTCCCGAACGTTTTCCCAAATGGGCCACCAAGGTATGCGCTACCCAGGCTAAACAATCCTGACATCATGGAATTTTGCGATGCTTGATCGGCGTTGTATGCTCCTAGCTGACCGTTGTACTGAGCCTGAGCGGCACCAAGCAAATCAGGGCCGGTTGTAGTTTGTTGCTGAGGAACATTAACAAACTGCGGCGCACTGACTTGAGAGCCAGTGCGTAGAGCATTAACAATATTTAGCGGGCGATCCTGCCCAACGTATTGCTCTTGAATTCCCTGCTGGCGAGCGGTAAGGCCAGTATTAATCCCCTGAAGAGCAGCTTGGGTGTAAAGGTCATTTTCGCCTTGCCCTTGCTGAGTCATTGCGTATTTATATGCATCGCTACCGGGAGTGATACCTTGATTAGCCAACTGTTGAGTAAGCGCGTCTCGGTTGTGTTGAATCTGCGGTTGAAGTCGGGACATGATTGCATCTTGCACAGACTGGCCTTGAATAGGCATTTGTGCAAGCTTGCTTTCATTCAATGCTCCGCCTGTTCCTAGTGCTTGATTAACATATCCAAGCCCCTGTTGGGCTGTCCCTAAAAGACCTTTAGAGAGATCGGTTTGATTTTGATAAAGCTGCTGCTGATCTGGGCTTAAAGTTTGCGTAGCTGTCCAAATATCATTGCCGTGAGAATCCTGCCCGGTAACGGCGTAATTTAGATTACCCTGTGGGGTAATCTGATTGACTCGGTTTGCAGTTGCAGCAGCGCGTGCAGCATCAAGATTACCTGCGGCAGTTGCTTGAGCGGCAGAGGTATAGTCAGGGGCGGGCGGGGGCGAGCTACTTGAACACATATTAAGACTCCAATGTTTTGGAATACTGAATAGAGGTCTTGAGGTAGCCCAAGCGCATCATCAGCTTAGGAAGCCGATCTGCTTCCTTGATTGTAATGTTTATTTCTATTGGCGCAAGTTTTTTAAGTTCTTTTTCGACAAAACTAATAAATCTTGCAGCAATAAATCCTTTTCTGGCTTCCGGAAGTAAAAATAAGGTATCTTCCGTAGCTACTTTATTGTTTGTATGCATAGAATTAGTCACATACATTCCAATATTTCCAACTAATCTTCCATTGTCTCTTGCCGTAAATACTCTATAAAACCCAATATCGTTGAAATGTGAATATTGTTCGTATTTAGGGGCAAACTCTAATCCATGCCGATAGCCTTCTGTTTCCATCCAATGCGCCAAGTGCAAAGGCTTTAACTCTTCCAGAATTTCTCTATAGTTCTCTTCGGCAAATATCACAAAATACCCCCTACCTCCATTACTAAATCTGTCGAATCCCATTGGACTTCAATCCCCATCGATTCGAGTTTGATTCTCATGGCAGCGCAGTAGCCTACACCATTTACACCCTGCCAGTTTTTAATAACGCTCAATCCGCCCGACCAAATAGACGAATCCCAAGTAGCAGAATCCCATGTACCGTATGAAACAGGCGAAAAGTTAGGCACCCCGGTAATTCCAGAGTCGTCATAATCAAGATTGATATTAGCAATAAACGACGGACTACCATTTGATTGGAGAATTGGGCGAATCATTGTAAATCGCTTTAATTTCCCACGAGAACCAAAATAGTTAAACGCTTGCTTAGCATCTCCAACGATATTTGTATCGTTATCAGAAGTTCCATCCCATGCCTTGCCGACAAAGCCGTTCCCGCCAAAATATGGATTATCTTGGTATAGCTCCCAGCAATTTGCATTCCAGCCAGTAAAATTACACCATGACTTAGAAATGGTATTCATGACGTATTGTTGCTGATTGCCGCCTTCCTGAATGGGCACATTCAAAAACAGCATATTCTCTTTGGGAAAATAGAGAGTTTGCCAGCCGTAATTGGCCCCATAAGTCGAAATTGCCGCGCTCATCGCCCATTGGATTTTATCAGTAAGGGCAACTCGCGGATTTACGCGGGATGATTGCAAAGAGCCGGAAAGAGGTAATAGACCATCCTGACAAATGAGAAGAAGATCACCTGCCAGCTTTTGAATGCACCGACGTCCAACAGGCGCGCCAAGCAGCCAAACGCCCTTGAGTGCCCATGTGGTCGAAGACGATGGGTCACTCCCTTGGTAGATGATGATTTCGCCCTTGGATGTCACAAAGACAGCGTAATCATCCACGCCTTGACCAGCGTCAATCGTCCATGTTCCCATTGCCATCAAATAACCGCCGAGCTTGGCAACAGATTGGAGATTAAACTGCGAAGCGGCCCCAGCGATTGAGTTAGTCCCTAGATACCACGCAGTTAGAGTATCTTTCTGGACAAACCAGACGCGATTTTTGAATAGATTTACCCCGATTAAGGTAGCAGAATCCACGCCGGTAATATCGTGGGTGCCATCTCCATCTACCCACCAGGCCGAACCATCAAAGCCTTGGAGTTTATTTGATCCATTCACGGCAAGCATGAAATTGCCGCCGCTTGTTGCTATGTTGGTGTATTGAAACCGAGAATTCGATAATCCAGAAACAGATGCCGCCCCCACCGCGCCACCAGCAGTTACGTCATAGATGTTTCCGTTAGAAATGGCAAAGAGCTTATCTGTCGCTCCGCCAGCATACGCCATCAAAGTTTCGACATAAGTCGGCAATCCTGTAGCGTATTGCGTATATCCATCACGCAGATTAACCGACGAAGTAGCTGGGAACCAATTTGTCAAATAAACCGCATCAGTCGGCGGCATTTCACCAATAGAGTCCCGGGCATTCCACCCTCCTACGGGGGCTGGAAGAGATACGGAGCCAGAGACAGCGCGGGCGATGGTCTTTAGCTGCATCATGCTATAATCCCCATACTATACATACGGGGATTATCATGGAAGAATGGCGAAATGTAATTGGGTATGAGGGGCTGTATAAAGTGTCGGATACTGGTCGAGTTATGAATAGCGTCACAGGCGCTATAAAAAAATTTACTAGAAATAAATCTGACAATAGGCCCTTTCTTGGGCTTTGGAAGAATAATAAAGTTAAAATTTTTAAACCACATACCCTTGTTCTTACGGCTTTTGTTTGCCCGCGACCAGCCGGATTGGAATGTTGCCACAACGATGGAAACCCGTGGAACAATAATCTTAGTAATCTTCGATGGGATACAACAAAAAACAACCAAGCAGATAGAGTAAAACATGGAACTAGCAATCGAGGTGAAAAATGCGCATCTGCAAAATTGACAAAAGAACAAGTAAATCGAATTCGCAATGACACTCGCCTTCAAAGGGTAATTGCCGAAGAATATGGGGTTCAGCCAAATACCATTAGTAGAATTAAGAGCAAAAAGCGATGGGCGCATGATTAGCTTCCGTATGAACTATCAGGTATGTTGTAATAGCTAATCAGCACCGAGCTAGTGCGAGGAGATAGGGAAAGTGTCGCCGATCCTGCATCGTTCGATTTTGCAATGTCTAGTTCTCGCGTGTAATCACGATATAGCGCCGTAGTGTCAAATCCCTTGATCTCGAAGTATTTCAGCTTCAATCCGAGAACCATTAAGCGATCAGGGAAAATGCATGTATCTGTATCGGCCTGAAACGAAGTTTGTACTGTTCCGCCTGAGCTTAATGCCCATCCGTTTGAAATGTATTCAAATCCCAATACCTCATCCACCCCGACAGCAGGCCAGATTTGAAAGTATCCTTGGAAGATGCGATATCGAATGCGAGGCCCGGTAGAGATATAGCCAGAGATTAGCCATTCCCATTGCTGTGCCGTTTCGGGGCCAAGCATTTCCCAGTGTTTTGATTTATCCCAATGCGTCTTATCTACCTGCCGGTCATAATCAGACGGCATCGAATACTTAACTTTCGTTAATGTGAAAGTCGATCCGGTTGCCGTCGATGTTGCAGGCTGAGAGAGCGGGATAGTGCTTCCAGATGGGGCGCTGGCGATATAAGTCGCCTGATTAATCCCTGTGCCGACTATTTGATACGTTGTATCCAACCCAGCGATTGAAGAAGCATTAGTGATATTCGACGATCCATCGACAGTATCGCCTGTAATCGTAGTGGCGGACACAGTAATAATGTGTTGCTTTACCATGGCCTGCCAGATATGTTGCCGCTGCAACTCATACCCTACTGCATTAATAAGTGCCAATTGCTGCACAGTATCGGTTGCAGTATTGCCTACTACTTGAGTAGGCACGGCAAGCCCCATTTCTGCGGTGGCTTGTTGTACGAGTTGCAGCAGTGTAGTCATGGTTTATTCCTTTTTTGGACGCCCAGGCCCGCGCTTCTCTTCGTTGGAATCAGATTGCGCTTGGATCATCGCACGCAATTCGGCCATTTCTTCTGCATGCTTTTTGTCCCGAGCCTCTTGTTCTTCTTTAAGGCGGGAGATTTCAGCCGCTTGTTTGTTGGCAATCGAATTGTCTGTTGCAACTTGCAGGAACATTTTGGCCTTATCGCGGAAGGCATGAGGCTGCATGCCGCCGATCATGCCAATATTGCCGATTTGTGTATCTGATGCGCTGGCGATAGATTCCACCGTGTAGAACTTGAGAGCCTTCAATTGCTCAACCTGAGCCGGGGTCAATTGCGGCCATGCCGAGACAGGGGTGCCGATTTGCTGGCTTTCTGTCTTATTGTTCTGATACCGCGCCCACTGAATCGGAAAGCGGTTTTTATGAGACTCATGAACCGGAGTATCAATCGTAAGTGTAGAGTCTCCCGGAACAAGGATTTCGACGAAATCAACATCCATAAAAACCGGTCGACCTTGTAGGTTTGACTCAAATTCATTATGGATCGGCTTGGTGTAGAAACGAACAGCAAGACGAGAATCAGGGTTATAAGCCCCGGCGAACTCGGTATTTTGTGCATCAGATGCAAGTAGAGCCATTTTAATTACCTCAAGTGATTGAAGCTTGGTCTGCCATTATTTGCGCGATATATGGCAGCAGACCATAACCATATACCCCGATTTCACAATCCAAATTGGCTAAATCTCTAGCCAAATGCGGGAATAATTCAGCCTGTTTGGCCATCGCCGCATTGCTTTGAAATGTTTTATCTCCGACTGTTACATCAAAAGACCAATTTTCTTGTTTCGTCCGTTCTTGCTTTATAGCGTGAGTATGCCCGTCTTTGAAGGAAGAGTCATAGCCGAATAAAGCCAGTTTTCTGAACCCCATTGTATAAGCAAGCGCCATTGAGGACAAGCCAACCGTAGTGCCACCTCCGACCATTGTGATATTTCGATCAGGGAATAATGCATCTATACCCTCAATGAATGGATGCCACAAATAACACGTTTGGCCTTTTACAGACTCGAATACTTTTGGATGACACTGAGAAGCCAATAAATAAGATTTTACGTTTCCAATATTGATCAAAGACGTATTTGATTCTCTGGCATCCAGAATAACTTGATAATCTGCAATTATTCCATTATCCAATAATGCCTGCGCTGCATTATTGAGCGCAAATACTTTTCCGCCTTGTTCAATGTGCCATTTAATCTCATCAATCGAATCAATCAGGCTTGGCCCTGAACCACAGATTACCGCAACCTCATCATGAGCCGGAGATTTCATAACCCATGGCGCGGAGTTTGCATTGGTCAAGATGTTGTCGAAAATTGACTTATCCGATGTATTTGGAACTACAGTTAGATTTAGCGCACTAACCCCTCCGACCTTCCAAACGTCTTTTACCCATTTTTGGGTGCAATTGTGGGGGCGCGGCTCTCCATGAAAACATACGATTGCGGCATCTTGCTTAGGGTACGGATTGCAATCCGCCTTATAGGAGAGGATTTGGCCTGGGTATCGGGTTTGCCAAGTATCACAGCTAGAATTTATCTTCTCGATCCATTCCTGATCGCCGCCCTTGAGAATTGGACGCTGGTACTTTACCCACAAATCCCATATGTAATAGTTCTTTTCTGGAATCCATGACATCACCCCAGAGCCTAGGCCTTTGGGTCGGTAGAAGTCTTGCAATAGACACAATTCGCCATCGTAAGACAAGATTTCACCAAGATTGCCAATGACCAACGTATCCAAGTCAAAATAAAAAACACGCTCATACGGCTGGAATACTCCTCTACGGAATAGGGCTAGCTTATTCCACCAGCCTCCTAAATTAACCTCTGGAAGTGGAGCAGTCTCAATGCTTGGATGAATTCCTTCTTCATTGTCTGTAAAACAGACAAATCGAAATTGGATATTTTCTGGCATATTTCTATACACCATATCTGCCAGATTATTCACATATTCGGCGCCGCGACTTTGGTAATTCTGAGCCTGAACGCAGCAAATTGTCACTTTACGGGGGGTAAGTGACAAATCTCGACACCCCTCTGGAATGACTCTCTTTAATAGATGAAGAAGTCCGGGCTTTTCAAGATTGCGCCATTTATGAAATGCATCGCGGTCATCAAGGGCATAGGGTTTACCCTTGTACATGCGTTTATGATTTTCATCAATTTTTACCTCGCCGGTTTCAAATTGAAGATCGCCGCATTTTGCGGTTGTAATCCTGAATAGGCCTAGTTCGTGTCCAATTTCTTCGATAGCATCATCGCCATATAGATGAACGCAGAACGGGGGCCAAATCCATCCCAAAGTACGGATTAGTTCGCCACCAAAACAAGTAGCAGAAGCAATCCGACGAAGGCCCGATTTCGGGTTGATCCGGTTATATCCATCATCAGCAAGAGAGATATTCCAATCTCCTGCCGCATCTTCAAGGATTTTTACCCATCCCGGCGTGCCTGGCCGAGTATGATCAACCAGCATTCCATAGGTTTTTTCGTTAGGATGAAGCCTAAACAGAGCATTCATTGCCTGCTGAAGCTCTAAATGCTCTTCTGATTTGTGAATGTGCCAACTTTCCGGCCATTCAATATCGTAAGGATCGCCATCGACCATTACTGCTACATCTGGTTTATCTCCACTTTCCTTGATCGCCTGAATCAATTCTTGCATTGCCTGCGGTCGGTTCCGCGTAGCGATAAACCACATATAACCCCCATAAAAAAAGGGGAGAAGTTTCCCCCTCCCCTATTCTACTACTTAGATGATCTGGCCTTGCAGATGCGGACGATCAAGAACTACCGTTACAGTCGAGGTGGCAGAGGCCACCGTGGCTGCGTTGATAGTACGAGCGCCAAGCACTTGTTTGCCAGTACCAATAGTCGAAGAAATTCGACCAGCAGTAGAGGTCAGCCAAATTGCCACATTGGGATTAACCTTTGCAGCGGTCTTCTTAATGACTGCCGAGCCGCCAATTTGATACCAGCCAAGGCCGGTAGCAGTGGTGTTAGCCGACATTGCAACAGCCACAGGCTGGGCAAGGTTAGCAGTGTTCGGAGTCAGCGTAGTTGCACCAGTCAGCGAGTTATAAGTCACCAGCGAACCAACTACCGTGCTGGATGCACCAGCCAGATAGATGAATTCACCTTGACCATAGGTCTGGTCTTCGGCACGAACTACAGTGCCCACCGGAACGCCAGTGGAGTTGATAAGGCCAGCAGATGCCACCGAAGTAATACTGGTGAGATAAGGAAGGCCAATGCGGGGTTCAGTGATTTTGTATGCCATGTTAATTTCTCCTTAAGCAACCAAAACGCCTTGGAACTGCGAACCCGAGCAAGTCAAGTTGCCCGCCCAGCCAATCAGCTTAACGATAGCGTCCTGATTCACTGCCTGGCGCTCGCCGCCAATCGGCACAAAGTTGCGGTCACGATGCGGGCGGAAGTAAATATAGTTCGTGTTAAGGAACCACATATGATTTGCAGTAGCGTTAGCGCCGATACCGCCATCGAGAACCACGTCAGCAGAAGTACCGCCGCCGAAGAACTTGATAGAGGCAAAGCCAGAACCAGCAGAACCGCCACCTTCCGACTGAATGCGCTGAATAGCTTGCAGCGAATTCACGTACAGTTGATAGTAGTTGTTATCTGCAACGATCAGGTCAGTTTTATCATTGCCGCGAACCATCTGGATAGCTAGCGCAGTCATGTACTGTTGAATGTTGGCAGAGGTTACAGCAGCGCCGCCGTTAGTCACGCCGGAATATGCCTTGGACTGCCAGAATGACCACGTAGCGCGGTTAATGCCACCGTAAGTGCCCGAAGTGGGACTATCGGGAACAGCAGCAGCGAGGCCGGTAATATTCTTACCACCGTTACCAGTGCCATCCAGATAAATATCCGAAGCGATACGGTTATACAAACGAGCTTCCGATACCTTCATGCGACCATCGAGAAGATCAATGATCTGCTCTTTGGACGAGTTTTGCAGCATTTCCAGGCCGCTCATGGTTACAGCAGAGGCGTATTGGGTAATGCTGAACTGGGCCGCAGAGATCGGGCTGTCCGGGCTAATGTTCAAAGTTTCATAGCCCGAGTAAGAATTGACGTTATTCGTCGAGGTGTCGTTATACATGATTTCTTCCAAAATCACGTTACCGCCACCAAACGGGCGAATATTGCCACGCTCACGCAGTCGCGCCAGGAGCGCGTTGTTGTTAGTCAAGTTGTCCTGTAGCTCACCAGAACGCTGTTGGATCGTGGTCCTAGTTGTTTTCGTCCTCGGCTCTTTATCCAAGGCTCCTGCATGTTCCCATGCAGAGCAGACTATCTCATCACCGTTATTTAACGGGCAGGGCGCTCGTGTCAGCATTACCGCTTTCGCTCGGCTGTTAGTCGTTACACCTTCCGCATCCCTAGGCCATAGGCTTACATATGCGGCTTGGCACGGTATTGCCCGTTCTGGGGTTCCACCGTTTTCACCCTGTTTTACATCGCCTGTCACAGTTGCTATAATATCTCCATGAGACATC